GGCAAGCAAGGAGGCACGAAGCCAAGGACTACAGATGGCTGGACAGATTGCAATTCCTTCAGTGGCTTTGCGTGCTGGAGCTGCTGACGACTTCCAAGCAGGAAGCGGCGACGGTTCAGGATTCGTTCCAACTGTTGTACCTGCTGCAATCGAAGCACTGCGCGCCCCTACCGTATTGGAAGGACTCGGCACAACAGTAATTCGTAACGCCACAGGTAACTTGCAGTTTCCACGTGTAAGCAACAAAGCAGTTGGAACAGACGAAACAGAAGTTTCAGGCGATGCAGGTTCAGGCTTGGAAATGGATGACGTTACTTTGACGCCGCAGCGAGTTGCAGCTAATACCAAGTACAGCAAGCAATTGATTTTGCAGGGCGGTGCAGAGGTGGATGCGCTTATTGCTAACGAGTTGGCAGCAGCCATGAACGCTTATGTAGACGACTACGCTTTTGACGCTATTATGGCATCGACTGATGTTGATGTCGTCAACTCAGCTGATTTAATTTTGACGCAAGCGGTTGCCAACGAAATGGAGGCCGCTGTTCTTGCAGCTGGTGGAAACCTTGCAGGTGCTGCGTATGTTATGAGTCCAAGAGCTTACGAATTCTCAAAAACATTGGCTCAGGTTGCTAATGTGAATGCAGTTTGGGAAAATGGCCTGTTTAATATGTACCGTGGCGTAGCAACTCCATACTTGGTCAACTCAACACTTGACGCAGCTGCGGGAGGTTCAACAGTTGGCGGAAATATGATTTATGGAAACTTCCAACAGGGCGGCATCTTGGCTTACTTTGGCGGCATCGACATCTTGATTGACCAATACTCAAACGCGTCAACGGCACAGATTGCATTGCACGTTAACCGTTTCTTTGACTTTGGTATCCGACAAGGCGGCGCATTGAGCCGAGCAACTAAGCTCAGCAATCAAGCTCCTGATTGATTTTTTGGTTGGTAGCATAGTTTGGTGAAAGGGGGGCTTCGGCCCCTCTTTTTTTTGTCCGTATTTTAGCCATATGATGACCGTAGAAATAACAGGCACGCCCGACCTTGACAGCATTATAACCGTGGCACAACTCAAAGAGCATTTGAGAGTTGATCACACAGACGAGGATACACTAATAGAAGCCTACCGCGATGCATCCATTGCGTGGGTTGAGGACTATTGTAACACGCGCCTCGGTGATGTTGACGCCGTTGGATACATAGACTTTTTTTATAACGTGCGCCTGCCTATCGGTCCAGTCAATTCCATCACCTCAGTGCAGTACACGGACACAGCGAACAGCACGCAGACGCTACCCGCTGCGAAGTGGTGGGCCGACATAAAAACCAAGGCCGCGCGGATCACATTCGACAGCGTGCCCGATCTATATGACGACACATTCAACGCGGTGCAGGTGAATATGAATGTAGGATATGCCGAGGCCGATATACCAAAGCCTTTCATTACCGCGATCCGTTGGATGGTGGCGCACCTATACGAGCAGCGCCAGCCAGTTGTAGCGGGTACAATTGCTACCACCTTACCGCTCGGCCTGTATGCTATACTTAACCCTTACCGCGTTATCACATCAGTATGAGGATAGGACAGAGCGATAGACGAATAGAGGTGCAGAGCTACACCACCAGCGCCAACGCGTACGGCGAGCGCGTGCCGTCATGGTCCACGCTGGTCACGGTTTGGGCTGAACTGATGAAGGCAGGCGAAGGCATGGCCGAGAAGATAACAGGCGATCAGGATACACCAGTGCAGCGGCTACGTTTTAAGATCCGCAGCAGCACGGACACGCGGGCAATCAATCCAGCGGACCGCGTTATCTACAACAGCAACACGTACACCATACAAGGCATTGAGGAAGTTGGGCGTAATGATCAGCTTATCTTACTGTGCGAAATAACTGGAACACATGGCACAGGGATCACTTGAGCAGAAAGGTGGTAAGGTAGGCTTTGAAGGAATCGGCGCAGACATAAAGCCGCTACTGAAACAATTCGAGCAGCTGCGCAAACAGGTCAGCGATCCAAAAGTACAGGCGCGGATACATCGCGCGGTGGGTAAGCTGTACAAAGATGAGATGATAGGGAACATACAGGACGCTCGCGAAGTGATTCGTATACGCAGGGGCAAAGGCAAGGCGCTTGACATTAAGACGGGTACGCTGCGCCGATCAATAAAGGTTTGGCAGATTGACAAGCGTTTCAGTACCTTTTGGGTTGGGCCGCGTGTAGGTAGGCGTGCACCGAAAGACGCCGATGGATGGTTTGCCAACATAGTCGAGGGCGGTGACCAAAAGTTTGGAGGCAACAAACAAAAAGGTTTATTTGCGCGATCAATAGCAAACACGCGAGGCGCAGCGTTAACGGCTATGAAAAAGAAATATGATTTTCAGATAAGAAAGGCCGCGAGAGAGAAAGCAAAAAAGCAAAAGAAATGAATGCAGGAATTGCCGCGTATGTAATATTAACGCAAAACACAGACGTCACCGACATCGTTGGCGTCAACATATTCCCTGAAGTAGCAGAGCAGGAAACCGCCACGCCGTTCATCGTTTACCAACTGTTGAGCGTAGCGCCTGAAGACACGCACGACGGGCCGAGTACGTTGGACGAAGTGCGCTTTGAATTCCTGTGCTATGCTGACAGCTATGCCCTCGCCGCTGATCTTGGCAGCAAGGTACGCGGCGCACTGGATCGCGTGAGCGGCACATACAACGGCGTGAACGTGGAGAGCATCCAATTCAATGACGTTGACATTGACACGATCGACGCACCGCGCCGCTTTGCTCAGGTGCTAACGTTTACTTTTCGGATCAAGCGCGACGATGTAGAGATTGCACAGGGCACACCAGTCACGGGCGCAAAGCTTGGCGATCTTTACGACGTTGACACCACAGGCGTAACCGATGGCCAAGTAATTGCCTACGATGCAGCCGCACAGGAATGGCAGCCAGCAGATGGCACGGGCGGCGTTACTGAGTTAGGGCAGTTGGATGATGTGCAATTTGAGCAGGGCGGTCCAGAGGATGGCAACGTGTTATTTTACGACGGTGATATATGGACAAACGACACGCTGCAAAAATCACAGATTGGACTAGGCAACGTTGACAATACGAGCGACGTAGATAAACCCGTAAGCACGGCCACCCAAACCGAGCTAACAGCTAAGGCGAACAGTGCCGACTTTAGCAACGTAGACAATACAAGCGACGCAGATAAGCCAGTAAGCACAGCAACACAAACGGCACTAAATGCAAAGGCCGATACAAGCGCAGTGCCTACGGATTTAAACGACCTGAGCGACGTTAGTATAGTCGGCACGCCCGTAGGCAATCAGGCTTTGATTTATGACACTACAGCGGGCGCGTTTCAGTCTCGGGCAAGCTATACAAACCGATTTGAAGATGAGGTAGAGACGGGGTTACAGATTGCAACGATATACGCCGAGCGCGGATATTCTGTAAAGTCAGAAGGCGACGGCATTTTCATTGATCCATCGCCCGACACACCAGCAGCGGGCAAGGTTATCAAACGTAAGATTTACCACAAAACTGGATTCATTACTGATGCGGATGTAATCGGCGACTACACGTTAATCCACACCTTTGCAGACGATACAGCTTACGCGGATACCGTGGCGGTATTTGACGCGTTCGAGGAAGGCGCAACCTATGGCGTGCCACCGTTCACGTTGTTTCAAACATGGGAGGAGGTAAGCGCGACCGCGTATCTTTTGGACGAAACTTTTGGTTCAGGTGCGGAGGCAGCGTATTCGACGCGTCAACTTCGATTTGCTCAAACAGATTGCATGGAGATTCGCAGAGCATCGGATTCGACTACCACCACAATTGGCTTTGACGGTGCAGGCAACATCGACGAGGCAGCTATCACGACGTTCTGCACGGGTACGAGTTGCACGGTGGTAACTTGGAAAGATCAAAGCGGAAACGGGAACGATGCGACAGCGGCAAGCGGACAAGAGCCGACAATTTACACGGGCGGGGAGTTGGTGAAAGAGAACGGAAAATTGGCGGTTGAGTTTAATGGTTCAAGCCAATATTTGACATTTAGCGGGCTTGCTTTTAGTGACAGCGAAGTGTCTATTTTCAACGTGTATTCAAGCGCAAATGCGGCGGCGTCAGATGCGACAGGCGTAATGTTGTGGGCATTTGGAACTCAGGGTAACAATGAGTTTTATTTTAACAAACCCACTGGTTCAGGTCTTGTAAGTGGAGAAACATTTCTTTACGCAATGGGCACAAGCTCTGTAAGTGGGGCAAGAATTGGAAGTTCTACCTTTTCGCGCAGCGCAGATACCATAACATTAGA